GACTTGGCTACTGTGTCACCACTGATACGCCATGCCGCTGTCATGTCTGGTCGTATGATGTAGAAGTGTAACACTCCCTTGTCACCGACTGCATTGATAAGTTTATGTTTGCGATATGGAATACGTATCTCTTTCCAGCTAGGATTCCAATCACCTTTCCATCCATACTTTATCTCTGCCTCACTTAAGAAGTTAGTATAATCCAATTTACTTTTAATGTCAACTGAAAAATCTTCTTCGGTATCTAGGATTGTGTGGCCTTGTGTGGATAAGTAATCTATCACCCACTGCTTAGCCTTGTTGTCTGAGCGTTCATACCTCTCTCGTGAGAAGGGAATGTTTACGCTACCTACAATTGGTTTAAGTTGTGTCATCGCTATCCTCCAAATATTTTACTGCTTTCATTACACCATCAAGATTGTCGCCAAGCTTTCCTATTCCAATATTACATGAATGACAAAGCAACCCCCTTATTTGTTTCGTGTCGTGGCAGTGGTCTACACAAGCTTTGTTTTGTTTGCCGTGTCTTTCTGTGTTTATTTCTTTACCACAACAACCACACAAGCCTCCTTGTTCTTGTAACAAGGCGTCACGCTCTTCAGTTGTTATGCCATATTTATATTTTAAGTTTTGGTTTTCTTTCCAAGTATAGTAAGCTTCTGGGTCACGCTTTCTAAACTTATGCCTCCACTCAGTTTTTCTGCAAGACACTAGAGATACTCCTCTATGTCTACTGTTCCGAAGTCTTCCTTGTTGGGGTCGTCAATCTCTGTCATGCGTCCAGTGTCACGGTCATACAACAGGAACGCACCAATGCCTGTCTCACCAGCATAGCGGTTCTTAAGAACACGAACCGTTGTAGTGTTGGCTACGATAGGGTCGCTTGCTTGCTGGTCACGCTCCATTGCAATCACAGCGTCACTAATCTGAGCGATACTGTGTGAGCCACGTAGCATAGACAGGCTAATCTGTGTGCCTTGCTCCTGCCCCTTGTCACCAGATGCACGGCGTAAGTGAGACACAAGAAGGACACAGCACTGCGTCTCCTCTACAAGTGAGCGTAGCTTGGTCATCATCTTGTCGATGTTGCGGCGCTCGTCGTCACCCTCAAGACCAGATACCAAGATGGATAGGTGGTCAAGGATAATATACTTGCAGTCAAGAGCCTTAATCATGTAGCGAATCTTGGCAAGGATGTCGTCAGTCTCAATGGAACCGAAGTGGTCGAATGCAAACACACGACCTGTGCCTACAGTGGCCTCCTCGTATGCCTTGAGTTGCTCTGGTGCTACAGTGTCACGCACCTCCTGGATGTAGAGACGCTTGCTTGCCTCGACAGACATGAGATGAAAGATAGTCTGCTTGACGCTTTCCTCAAGGCTGATGATGCCGATGTTGTGTTCGGTGTTGTTGAGTAGGTGATGCTCAAGCTCTCGCATGATGCTAGACTTACCAGCGCCAGTGCCAGCGGTGAATGTAATCAACTCACCTGTTCGCATACCATACAGCATGTCGTTCAAGCCTTGGTATGGGTAAGGCACAGACTCCTTGTCCTCGTTGTCATACAGGCCATCGAAGTTCTTGAGGTTGACGATGCCTGCTGGTGTGAATGGCTGTGCATCCCAGAACAAACGAATGAAATCTTCTGCACGTCCATGCTTGAGATACTCGTTGGCATCCTTGCCACGTAGCTTCATAACCTTACACTTGTTAGGCTCGAACAACTGTGCAACCTGTGCCGCCGCCGCCTTGCCATGCTCATCGTTGTCAAAGCATAGCACGATGTTGTCGAAGGTATCAAGCCACTGTAGCTGAGCCTTGCAATCCTTGATGGCTGACTGTGCGCCGTTACGAACTGACACGACAGGCCACTTGCAACCCATCATCTGATAGGCAGACACGGCGTCAAGCTCACCCTCACAGATGGTAATGAACTTGCCACCCTGACCGAACATCTGCTGTCCGAACAGTGTGCCTTGGGACATAGCACCTTCTGAGTGAAACTCTTTGGTCGAAACCTTACGAACCTTGTTGGCAATGTGTGTGCCGTTGAGGTCGTAGTATGGGTAGAGGTGCTTGTCATCCATCTGTGTGATTCCATAAGCACGGGCAGCTTCAAGGCTGATACTGCGGTCAGTGATGGGTGCGAACTGTCCTTGTGACAGACGTGAAACCTGTGTGTTCTGTGGTGTAGGTATGGTAGAAATCATCTCGCTGGTTCCTTGTTCGTTAGGTGATGGTGTAAACTTCTCGCAGACAAAGCAGTAGGCATGGCCATCATCGTAGTGGATGTTGCCATCGGATGAGCCGCAAGAACCGCACTCACCTCTGCTGATTACTTTAGATTCGTTTTGCATAATATCTGCCGACCTCTTTGTTGTTGTCATATATCTTTAACTCGTCCTTACCTTCTACTACATTGTAGTCCATAGCCTTGGCCAAGATGCCACGTAAGACTAAGAACTCATCCTTGTCTGCGTCAGACTTGGCCACCTCCATCAGGTGTTGCTTGCCGATGTCCGATGCTTTGTAAAACATTTTATACTTCACGTGTCACCTCTTTAATTGCTTCAGCCATAGTCTTCTTAGACGTAGACTTGTTCTGGATTGTGATTGCTCTGCGTCGAATACTGCGTAGCTTTTGTTTCTTACTTTGTTTCATCGTCAATAATCCTTTCGGTTTGTTTATCACGTTTAGTTCCATCGCCATCATAATACCAGCTACGATTGTCAGGGTCAAGTTCCATTGGATGAAACCTACTCCATGCTCTGCCTAATGTCAAGCGTTTTTTCTCATACCACTCTGGTGTGCGGCGGAGAAGCTGTTTCATTCGGCGAACATTATCCCTGTGTCGCTGGATTGTTTTGTCGTCCATGTCATTCACTCCTGTGTAGATAGGCCAGGGTAAGGTATGAGTTGTCCTCAGCCTTCCACGACCGACTGTCAAACTCATAGGCACTGCCCATCTTCTGACGCATCCTGTCAAGCCAGTTACTAGCGGTGTCGCTATCAGCAAACAACCTGCCATGAAACTCAGGCATCTTCTTTAGTTTTCGTAGAGATACCTGCTTCACTCGTCAAACTCCTGCTCAGATATGTTGAACGCAAAGGTTACGTTCTCTGTATACATCTCGTCTGCTTCTTCACGTGCCATCTTCTTGGCTTCCTTCTGGTTGTAGCCCTCGTCAAGGTATTGGTGATACAATTCCCTGAACAACTGCCGTTTATCTTTTTCCCATAGGTTCTTAGTCATGTATAATCTCCCATAAATTGAGCGTCTTGTCAGAGCCTAACTTACCCTGTGGTAAGACGTTGAATGCTAGACAAATTCTAGGTTCGTTTGTTTGGCTTGGCTCCACGCTGTGCATAAGATGGCTAGGAAAGATAACTATGTCGCTTGCCTTTATCATCAGCTGCTTGGTTCCTTCTGTAAATTTATTGGATGACATTTCAATGTTAATCGTAGGGCTTAATGCGTTTTGCCTTAGCTCGTCCTTGATAAATGTAATGCCGCCTGACCCTTCGGGGACAGACAGATATAAAACGCCACTTATTAAAGAGTTCGTGTGGTTGTGCTTTGGTGCGAAGTCTCCAAGTTTGTGAACTACAAGCCAGCTATTCATAAGACGTAACTTTATATCCTTTGAAATTCCTAAGTGTTCGTAGGCATATGTTTCTACATGAAGGTGAACTTGCTCTTTTAATTTTGGCAACCTGTCCAATATCTTTTTATCTGTAGATAAGTATCCGTTGTCTGCCTCTATCCTATAGCACTCCTCGTTGTCAAGCCACTTCATGTCATCCATCGTCTGAATGTTCCCAACATACAAGGGTGTCGGAAATAAATTAATAATCATCTGTTGTCCTAACTTGTTAAGTAGTTTAAGAGGGAAGCGTAGGCCGCAATCCCAGCCATAGCCAACAACACCCCTGTTCGTTTTGTATTACGCATCAGTCCCACCTGTAAAAAATGTGTTCGTCAATCATCACTACTCGTGTGTGATGCTCAGCCCATGAAGGCCATACATAATCTGCATGGTAGTGTGTTGCGCCTTCCAATAGGCCAGTGCCATAGCCATCAAGTGCGGCCTCTGCAATCTCAATGGACTTGACAAAGTCTTCTGCATTGCGTGGCTCATCTGGTAGCCCATCGCAGTAGAAAGAAAATTGACAACGATTACGGGCTGGCTTGCTCTGCCAGTGTATGCCTTGTGTTACTACGCCACAGACATCATCAGGGAAGCGGTCATCCATCATGCGGTTCATTACTACTTGTGCAACAGCCAACTGTCCGACTGTGCTTTGGTTACGTGCCTCGTGATACACTGTCAAGGCGAGACACATAACAGGTGTGATAAATAAATCCATATCAATAACCCTCAGACCAAATCATCTCACGCTCCCACTCTTTGCCAAGGCGGTCATGCACTGTAGCTCGATTGGTTTTTACTCGCACTCGTTCCTTACGGCCACGGCTATTTGTCTTTGTTTCCCAGACACTTAGGATGTTATCTTCATACCAAGGCTTAAACATTCGTGTGTGTTTATTGCTCATTATTTTCCTCGTTATCTACTACTAATTCTAGTTTAACTTTCTGTGGTTCCTGTGACAATGCATCGTATGTCATGTCAACTATGTTGATTGTGTTCTCCTCGAACTCTACGTCCAAGACATACTCATCCGTAGACAAGTCACGCACCACGATGTATTCAAGCCAGTCAATAGGCATTGGGTCTTCTCCGATTATAGGCCACCAAGGTTGCTGTCCTACGTCTTTCATGTCTGTGTCAATCACAAACGTCACTTCATAACGAGCCATGTTAGCTCCTTCCTGTGTAAGTTTTAATAAAGTATTCCTTGAGCCACGACTTAAAC